GGAAACCTCGTTCCGGCCGGCGTTCCATTCTTTAAGTTCCTTCCCGCAATCTCCCGATATAACGAAATCCCCGCCCTCAGACGCATCCTCGACCTCTACCAGGAACAGATAACCGGAGTCCTCAACCGCTCCAACTTCAACCTCGACAACGGAGAAGCCTTCCCCGACGCTTGCGGTCTCGGAACCGCCATATCATTCATCGAACAGGACCCCGCAACCCAACGCATCATGTTCTCTTCCCGGCATATCAAGGAATGCTACATAGCAGAGAATAGGTGGGGGCTCGTTGACACCGTCTACCGCGAATATGAAATGTCCCGCGAAAACCTCCTCGACGAGTTCTACGAAGCCCTCGACGACCGACAGAAGGATAAAGCAGACAAGTTCCCCGACAATACCGTCAAAGTCCTCCATGTCGTCGAACCAAGTACCAGGGAAGGTGTCTACGAGGAAACCTACCTCCTGACCGAGGAAAAGGCCACAACCGGCGAATCCCTGCTCTACCAGGGGGAACGACAGTATTTCCCCTACAATGTCTGGCGATTCCGCAAGAACTCCGACGAAGAGTACGGACGCTCCCCCGCAATAGATGCGTATTGGGAAGTGTCCATGATAAACAACCAGTCGAAAACCATGGCCGAGGCCGCCCATAAGGCCGTCGAACCCCCGCTCCTCGCCTCCGCCAACCTGAACGGACACATCAAGCAGAACCCCAGGGGAATCACTTACAAAACCAACCCCGGAGATACCGTCCAGTCCCTCTACGGGAACGGTCTGGGTCAATACCCTCTCGGAATAGATGCCATGGACCGGAGGGCAGAGATCATCCGGAGGCATTTCCGCTACTCGTTCTTCTCCGACCTCCTCCAGAACGCCCCCGGTATGGGCAGGGAAAAGACCGCCACCGAAATCAATGCCATTGAGGCCCAAAAAGCAGCCCTTCTCGGATCTTCCATCGGCCGAGTCACCAAGGAACGCCTGGAACCCATCATCAATACCATTTTCAACATCGAGGACAAGGCGGGAAGACTCCCTCCACTTCCCTCGGAACTCCGGCAACTGACCGGATTGGGCATCGAAGTCGAGTACATCGGACCTCTCGCAAGAAGACTCAAGCAATATCTGTCTGCCCAGGGACTCGTGGAAGGTACCCAGATCGTCATGGGGATTATCAACGGACTCCCAAACTCCCCCCAGGCAGCCGCAACCATCGACCTCTACGATTGGGACTACATCTCCCGGCAGACCTCGAAGGCCAACGGAATGCCCGAGGCCGCCTTCCTGCCCGTCAAGACAGTCCAGCAGATCCGTAAGGCCCGGGCAGAACAACAGGCCGCTCTCCAGCAGGCACAACTCGAAATCGAACAGGCCAAGACCAACCCCGCTCTCTCCAAGGCCCCAGAACCGGGTTCACCTGCCGAAAGGATGGCTAGAAAATGATCTCCGAAGAAGAAAAAGCACGGCAGGAAGACTACGAGAGAATTTGTCTCTACCGAAGAGTCTTCAATACCCCCGATGGCAGGGAAGTCCTCACCGACATCATGGGTATCCTCGGCCTGAACGCCACCATCGAATCCGAGGACCAGGCAGCCCTTCACAACGCGGCCCTCACGATCCTGTCCCATGCAGGAATGCTTCGAGACTGGAACTCGAAGGAATATATCGAGTCTCTGTTCACCCTTCCGTACACCCCGCCCGAACCGGGCGATAAGGAGTAAAGAGATGACGAATTCCGATTCCATTGCCCGCGTACACCTTCAATGGTTCGCGGAAAACGATGGGAAGGGATCTCCCCCCGCGGCGCCTCCGGCCGCACCAGCCGCGCCGGCCGCGCCCGTAGCCGGCAAGAGCGCTCCAGCAGCGACTCTCGTCGAGACGCTCCCCGAAGACCTTCGAAGCTATCCTAAGTTCGCCGAGTTCGGCACAACCGAGAAACTCGCGCGCAGCTACCAGGAACTCGAGAGGAAAATCGGCAAGAGCATAATCCCGCCGGGGAAAGACGCCAAGCCGGAGGAGTGGGATAGGTTCTATTCCGCGCTCGGCCGCCCGAAAACAGCCGAGGAATTTGCCTTGACTCCCCCCGAGGGATTCGAGGCTAACCCTTCGTTCATGGGAAAGCTCAAGCAGGCTTTTCACTCCGCAGGAGCTACCCCCGCCCAGGCCAGTCACATCTTCAACGCGATCGCCGAGGAAGCAATCTCTTCCCAGAGAACCGCCTCCGAAGCCAACGCTCAGGCCATGGCCGCAGCGGAAACCGCACTCCACGCGAAATGGGGATCCAACTACGACACCAACCTCGCCCGCGCTACCCAGTACGTCGAGGCGGTCGGAGGCCCCAACGCGATCAAGACCCTCGAGGAACTCGGAGTGGCAAGCCACCCGCTCCTTCTGGAGCTCTTCGCTCGCGCCGGGGAAGCAACCTCCGGGAAACTTCTCGTCAAGGGAACCCCTCCCAAGGAGTCCAAGAGCCGCTACGCCTACATGAACGAAGGTAAAACGCACCCGGATTAAAGGAGTCAACCAATGCCGTTCACCATTGACACGGCCTATACCCTGGCCGAGGTCCTCAAGTCCTACGACCCCGCGAACCGACTGCACGACATCATCGACGTGTTCTCGGATCAGAGGCCGATCCTTGAGGAAGCCTACTGGCAGGAGGCGAACGATACCACCTCGCACGAGATGCTTCGCCTCGTTTCCAAGCCCACGGGCGCCTTCATGGCGATCAACGAAGGATACACCAAGGAAGGCGTCGCCACCGTACCGGTCAAGGAGCAACTGGCCTGGATCGGTTCCCGCTTCGAGATCGCAAAGAAACTCATCGACATGCAGCGCGACGGCGCCGCGTGGAGAGCGCAGCGAGCCCGCATCCACATCCGCGGTATGCTCGAAAACTTCAACCGGAAGTTCTACACGGGCAACGCCACGACCGCCCCCAAGGAAGTCAACGGACTTCTCACCCGCTTCAACGCCACGACCGACAGCAACGTCACCGACTGCTCTTCGTGGGACGGCGACACCCCCTCCGGCACCTACTACTTCCCGGTCCTCATCATCGGATGGGGTCCCGAGAAAACGTCCCTGCTCTACCCGAAGGGCGGAACCACGACCTTCGTCGAGAACGACCGCGGCCTCGTAGACCTCGAGGACGATTCCGGTAATCCTTTCCCCGGATACCGCTCGTACTTCGACTTCAACTACGGCATCGGCGTCGGCGACGACCGCTGCGTGCAGCGCCTCGTCAACGTGGACGTGCGCGAGATCGCCGGCCACGAGTACTTCGAGGAGGCCCTTTCCGACGCGATCAGCCTCATGCCGAACACCGAAAACACCGCGATCTACGTCGGCAGGCAGATCAAGAACGCCATATGGAAGAGGCGCAACGCGAAGGCCAACTGCCAGTTCGTCCCCGGGAATGTCTGGGGAAGGGACATGCTCACCTTCCAGGATCTCCCCGTCATCAGGGACGATGCCCTCTCCACCGCCGAAACGACGGTGAGCTAAGGAAGGAGCGCACACAATGATCATTGACCTCAACGAGTACTTCAAGACCACCGACGCCACCCCCGTGGACGACCTCGGCGGCCATGAGTCCGGGTATTCCGACTATTTCGATAAGGAAATAGCCGCTGCCATGGACGGACATCGGAAGATTTACCTCAACATCGAGGGGACTTCCGACCTCACTTCGACCGACGCGGACACTGAGACCATCGTCCTCGAGTCGGACACCGCCGTAGGGTTTGCCACCAACGTGACGACCCACTTCACTTCCGGAGCCCTCGCCAAGGATGCGATCGCGGCGTACCGGAAGAAGGTCCTTCTGCCGGAAGGCATGTACCGCTACTTCCGGATCAAATGGACGATCTCCTCCGTGGGAACGTCCTCGGCCGGTGGGCACTTCCATGCCTACCTCTCCAACTCCTAGAGCTGGAACCTGAAAGAAAAGGAGATTCAGTATGTCGATCAACAATCTGCTTACCGGCGTTTCCGGTCCTCACGGAGATTCGGTCGAGAGGGAAACCATCCCCGCGAATACCTGGGGAGCTCCGCTCGTCGCCAGGTACGGCCCGACCTACCTCGAGTGGGCTCGCCGCGGCTACATCTACGTCGCGGCCACCGCCGCCGCCGCCGCGATCCCGATCTACACGACCTGCACCAACGCCCCGACGCTCTGGAACCCCGCGGACTCGGGCAAGCTCTTCGTGCCCATCCGGGTCGCCCTCTGCACTGAGGCCCTCGGCACGCCGATCATCACCGGCATCCGCCTCATGTACGAGACGGGCATGTCGGACACGTCCGGCACCGCGGGGATGCCCTTCCCCACCTTCACCAACATCGCCCCGGTCGGCACCTACCCCGGCAAGAACGCCGCGGCCAAGGGCCGGTTCGCCGCAGGCACCGTGACCTGGACCGCTCAGCCGGCCAACCTCATGGACCTCGGCATGGGCATGTGGAAGTCGGGCACGACCGCCACCGGCGAGCCCTACAGCCAGTTCTTCTTCGACTTCGACGGGATGGTCCTCATGGCCCCCGGAACGGCCGTCTGCGTCGCCGCCAATGTGGCGACCAGCACGACCTTCTGGACCAGCATCATCTACGCCGAGCTCCCGAACGTCGTCTGACCGTAAGGGGGCGGGGCAACCCGCCCCCTTTTAAGGAGAACCATGATGGATTATCGCTACAGAGCCAAAAAGAAGTTCTTCTCCAGCGCCCTCGCTCGAGACCTTGCCATAGGGCAGGTCATCACCACGAAAAACCCCATCCCGGAGACGGAAGCCATGCTGTTCGAGCTCCTGGAGCAACAGGAGACCGTGGCGCCGATCGTGAAACCGAAACGCGAGGATCTCGAGAAACAGATCCTCAAGCGGAAACTCCTCAAGGCCGACCAGCTCGCCGGACTTTCCATCGACCAGCTCGTACAGATCCTTTCCAAGCCGGAACAGTCGATGGAACTGCTCCTGAAAGAAGCCGTGGACAAGGAACTCGGGGACATCGAAACCCTCGAGAAACTCAACCGGGAGCAATTGACCGCTCTCATCAACGGAGCAAAATAAATGGCTGCCGTATCGGTTCCTTCGTGGGATACCGGCTATGAAAATGCCGAGGCCGTGGTAGCCAACCGCGCGCTGGTACGCATCGGAGCCGATGTAATCAGGTCCGATACGGAAGATACTCCGGCGATCAGGCAGGTAAAAATAGCCTTCGCGGCCACCAGGGATGAACTTCTTCGGGATGAGGTTTTCAACTTCGCCAACCGACTCCTCACTCTGGCCGTGGTCGCAGACAAAACGATCCTCCTCGTCAACACCACGATCAATCTCACGCTCGTTACGAGGACCTGGGCCAGTATCGGAACCCATACCAATACGACCCTCGACGGATTCTCCGGCCTCACGGTCAACGCTCTTGCCGGAGTAAAGGTATCCGGAACAGGGATCCCCGCAGGAGCCTACATCGTCTCCAATACCGCTACAGAGGCCATCCTAAGCGCCGCAGCGACGGGAACAGCGTCCATCACCCTGACCGGGGAACTGGACGGATCCTCGCTGGTGGGATGGGGAGTCTCGGGGACAGGGATTCCTTCCGGGACCTTCATCGTGTCGAGCACTGGAGCCGGAGCGGTGATGAGCCAGGCTGCCACAGCCAGCGGAGCAGTCACGGTCACGGCTTCCCTCGGAGTGGGCAGGTGGGCGTATGCCTATGCCTTGCCTTCCTCCCCCGTCATATTGAAGATTCTCGAGATCGACGGGAACCAGGGCAACGACTTCGAGATCCTCGGAGCATCAACGGAACGGAGGATTCTCTGCGACATGGAGAGCGATACCGGCCTCCTCGACGTGAAGGTCGTGGAACAGGTGATAGATCCGTCCCGATGGGATCCGCTCTTCATGGATGCCTTCGTTCTCCGGCTGGCCTCGAAGCTCTGCGTGCCTCTCGGGAAAGCGAGTCTGCTCCAGATCATCCAGCAGGAGTTCATGGGCATCTACAACCTCGCCAAGAAATCGACGATCCAGGAGACGAATACCGACAACGGTGTTGAACCGTGGACGACTCGGGCGGCGCAATAATGGGTATCCTGCGTCCTCTCTTGACCGACTTCTCTGCCGGGGAACTGACCCCGAAACTTGCCGGAAGAGTGGACCTCCCTGTCTACTTCAAAGGGGCGCAGGAGATAACCAATTTCAAAGTCCAGACGGTCGGAGGAGTCTCCAAGCGTCCGGGGACTACTCTCGTATCAGAAACGGTGGATTCATCGGCTGCACGACTGATCCCGTGGGTCATAGATTCATCCACTGTTTTCATGATCGAGTTGAGCGCCACCGCTGTCGCCGGAGAAGGCCGACTCTCGATTTTCTGCAATGACGTGGCGGTTGTCTCTGCATCTCTTCCGCTGACGACCGCATTCCTTGCCTCTGAGCTCGCGGCCATCCAGTATGCTCAGTCCTACCGCGAAATCTATCTTGTTCATCGCAACCATCCTCCTGTCTTCCTTCGGTATGTCTCCGGGACACCTTCGGCCGCCGTGTTCGAGTACGATGTTGACGATGACACGTTCGCTTCCAATCTCATCACCTGGACCGCCCCGACGACGACTCCCTATGAACTCTACGATTTCTGGGAACGGATTGGCACGTGGCTCATGCCGAGAAAAGTGTACTCCGCCACCGGAACAATCGCCGGGAAGGCCGTAACCTACGTTGAACGAAGAGACAACACAATCATATTCACTCTCGCCACCGGGACCTATGCTTCGATCGGGACGACCTCGGGAAGCACCGCGCTCACGGGTTTCTCGGGGCTTACCACGAATGAATTAGCCGGGATACGAGTCTCGGGAACGGGAATACCTACTGATGCGTACATCGTCTCCAACACCGCAACAACCGCGGTCCTGAGCGCCAACGCAACGGGCACGGCCTCAATAACTCTCACGCGCGGGAATCTCTGGATGGTCAAGGGATCCACCTATGTCCACCAAACCGCCGTTGAAATCGCCATAGACATCAGACCCTTCCTTGGGTCGGGGAACTATCCCGGAGTGGTCGCGTATTTTTCCGGTCGTCTTGTCATGGGAAGTTCCACCAATGATCCCTCTACTTTCTGGGAATCCAAGGTAAACGACCATAAAAACTTCTGCGTGTTCGAGGAAATCGTCTATGATGTTGAATCGAAAACCGACAGTGGACTCGTAACGATAGGCGGAGCCGATGGAGCTCCGGGAACCACCGTTTTATCCGACAAGACCGTTTCGGGATTCACCGGACTTACGGTGGATGCCCTTATCGGGAAATATGTGACGGGGCTCAATATCGCCTACGGAACAAAAGTTACGGACAACGACGCCAATACCGTTGAACTCGACATGGATCCGCTTGCTGCCGGGACATGCTTCATGCGATTCACCGACTGGAAAGACGCGAGCATAGCCGAATATGAAACGACCGAAGAGACGACGCAACAGGTGGGTCCGGGCTCTGCAATCAGGATCAAACTTGCCACCGAAGAGGACGAAACGATCCAGTGGATCCTCGGGATGGGCGATCTCCAGGTAGGAACATCTTCCTCGGAATGGATCATAGAAAACGCCCACCTTGCGACCCAGGCACGGGCCACGATGATTTCCCGGTATGGTTCGGTCGCCGTTCAGGCGCGAATGGTCGGAGGCGTTGCCGTGTACGTTGCTGCATGTCACCGCAACATTCGCCAACTCGGCGATGTAGCCGCTCCGGCTCTCACGGCTCAGGCCGAACACATGATACCTCCGGGGGTCACGGTTGTTCAGATAGACTTCCAGCAGGCCCCGGATGTCTGTCTTTATGCGGTCCTATCCAATGGTGAAATGATCCGATGCATCATCGACCAGAGCTTCGGCGTCATGGCGTGG